TTCATTTAATAGTTTTTGTATTTCATCATCATTTATTCCTCTGCTAGTTAAAACATTTTTTATTTCATCTTCACTTAATATGTGTAGATAAGATTTTATCTCCCTTGTTGATACTTGATAATGGTTAGCTAATATAGTAACTAATTCATTATTTACTTTAACTTTATTTGATTTGATATATTTAGCAAATATTTTATTTTCCGGTAAGTAACCACAGTAGATAGTATAAATCTGCTCAGGAGTTAATAGCCAGAATTTTTGTAAATAATTAGCTAACTCAATGTATGGTTCATGCATTGATATAACTTTGTGAAGCATATAGACATTAAAACTTTCTTTATCTTCATCACTAAAGGTATGCCAAGGATCCCGTATATAGGTTACCTGTTTCATCCAATCAAATATAGTCATTTTATTTATCTTTAGGCATAAATTCTGCATTTACATGTCCACATTTAGCACAGGAAAATACTGGTATAGGCATAAGGGCATCTTGTGAGGTTCCTGTTACAAAGCGAGATATTTTGCGAAGTAATACTCCTTCTTGAAATACACCATGTTCACATTCTTCACAACTAATAGCAGTTGTGTCTTTTAAAGCCACATTCATGTTTAATTCTTTTTGGTCCATTTTATTTAATTTTTAATATTTGAGATATAAAAGCCATAAAGTTTAATTCTTTATCAGCTATTGAATTGTTTTGCCACATGTATTGAGCCGAATGTATTGCTACATCAGGAGGAGATGAAGTATATTCTGTTGCTCGCTCATATAATCCCGTAAATAACGGTATAAAATCGTTGATATCTTCATCGACTACTGCTTGTCGTATGTCTGCCCAAACACTCTTAGGTCGCGCTTTTAACAGCAGTATAATGGTGTTTAATACGTCTTCAACATTAGCAATCAGCGCCCCAGGATTTAATGTATTATTATCATCTATTGACTGTTGAGCAACATTAATAATTTTTCTAATATCTGGGTAGTAGGTTTTAATGATTCCAGCTAATGCGGGTAATTCATAAGTTACTCCTTCTTGATCTAATATACCCGCTGTATGTTTAGCTACTTCTCCTTTTGTTGGTGGTTCAATATGGAATGTTTGGCATCTACTTTTTAACGGATCAATTATACGTTCAGCATAATTTGCTGTTAATATAAATCTAGTTTTAGCAGAATATGTTTCCATAACATTACGCAAAGCAGCTTGTGCTTGGGGTGTAATGTAATCAGCTTCATCTAGAATAACAACCTTTATAGGGTTAAAACTATTTACAGAAGCAAAGTCAACAATCTTTTCTCTAATGGTATCTATACCTCTTTCATCTGATGCATTAATATACATCAAATCACATTTAATATTTTTAGTAATTAATTTGGCTAAGGTAGTTTTACCTGTACCTGCTTTACCATAGAATAATAGGTGAGGAATATCATTATTAGTAATACATTTAGAAATGAAGGCTTTTATACCCTCATTTCCAACGTATTGTTCTAAAGTTTGTGACCTATATTTCTCAACCCATAGGGTGTTGTTGATCATCTTTATCTTTTTTAGGTTCGTTATAAAGTACACATTCTGTTATTAATACAGTTCCGGCAACAGATACAGCATTTGCTAACGCTGTACGTACTACTTTCATCGGATCGATAATACCAGCTTCAAACATATCTGTTACTGTTTCTGTTTTTATATTATATCCAAATGTACGACCTGTTTCTGGATTATCCTCTCTAGCTTTGCGAAGAGCAAAAACTATTTCATTTGTGGTTTCAATACCAGCGTTTGTAAGGATTTTTAAGAATGGAGCACCACAAGCAGTATAAACGATTCTTTTACCTAAGTTAAAATCACCTCCGTCTGTTTTGTTTTGAGTAATTCCTTCTCTAGCTTCTAATAAAGCAATACCACCACCGGGCAATAAACCTTCTTCTAAAGCAGCTTTTGTTGCTTGTAAAGCATCATCGATACGGTCTTTTTTCTCTTTAATTTCGGTTTCAGTAGCACCACCAATGTTGATTACAGCCACACCACCTACTAATTTACCTAAACGTTCTTGTAAATGTTCTTTTTCAAACGCTGAAGTTGCTTTGTTGATTTGCTCTTTAAGTTCAGATACACGTTCTTGAACAGCGGTTTCTTCACCTCTACCATCTACAATTGTAGTAGTATCTTTAGTTACAGTTACAACTCTAGAAGTACCAAACCATTCAGAATTAAATCTGTCTAATTTCATACCTTTTTCAGGTGTTACTACAGTTCCACCAGTTACAGTAGCGATATCTTCTAAAACAGCAGCACGTCTATCTCCAAAATCAGGAGCTTTAACTGCTACTACTTTTAACATACCTCTCATTTTATTTACGATCAACGTAGATAACGCTTCACCATCAATATCTTCAGCAATGATTAATAATGAACTATCTGTTTGAGAAGCACCTTCAAGAATTGGAAGTAATTCTTTAACTGATACTAAACGTCCGTTATAAATTAAGATTACTGGGTTTTGTAATGTGGCTGACATTGAGTTATTATCAGTTACAAAATACATTGATTTGTATCCTCTATCGAATTGGATACCTTCAACTGTTTCTAATGATGTTTCTCCTGTTTTAGATTCTTCAACCGTTACCACACCATCTTGTCCTACTAATTCCATTGCTTCAGCAACTAATGCTCCAATTTCTTCATCATTGTTAGCAGAAATAGTAGCTACCTGTTTAATTTGTTCAGGAGAAGTAATTTCACGTTTAATTTGTTTTAAACCTGCTAACACCTCAGCAGCTCCGGCTTCAATACCTTTTTTTACAGATACTACATTAGTATTAGTGTTTATACTGCTAAATGCTTTTTGAATTAACTCATTAGCTAATACAGTTGATGTAGTAGTTCCATCTCCGGCTTTATCAGCCGTTTTAATAGATGCTTCTTTTATCATTTGAGCACCCATATGTTCAATAGGATCCTCAAGATTTTTAAGCTCTTTAGCTACAGTTACACCATCTTTTGTACTACGTACACTTCCATATTCGTCAAGGAATAATACATTTCGTCCGTATGGACCTAAGGTAGAACCAACAGCATCTGCTACGGTTTTAATACCCTTTGCTAATTTCTCTTTAGCTTCTTGATTAAAGGCTGTTTTCATATTTAGTTTTGTTCTTCAATTAATCCTAATACTGTAGCCTCTGAGGTTGCTAAGTATTCTATTCCGTCCCACTCTAGTTTAGTTAATCCTACTTGAGGTAATAACACTCTATCCCCTATTTTAAAGGACATAGGAACTCTTTCGGTACCAGCTGCATTCCATTTTCCTGGCCCCACATCGGTAATTGTTCCAATTATTGCTTTTTCTTGGCTTAAATCGGGAATAATAAATTTTCCGTGCATACGGTCATTTTTCTCGTCTGCCTTTACAATTATGGCATCCCATACTGCTTTAATCATTTTCTTCTTGTTTTTGGTTAATATTATCTTCTATAATTTGGGCCTCTTCTATAAGTTCACAGAAGTACATTCGGCCATCTTTTTTAAATGTTTTGTGGTTTATAGATGTTTCATTCCATAAACTTGCAAAACGTTCATATAATTCGTTAGTTGTTCTTTTTATTAAGAACAAGTCATCGTTTACTTTAATCATTTGTTCCATTACGTAGTTCTTAGTTCAGGTAAGTAATAAGTTGATACCCCAGTTTCAGTAATAAATTCTAATTTAAGTAACCCTTTTATGCTAATTGATCCTTTAGCTTCTGTAATGTCATTTTTATTAGCATTAAGAATTTCTTTAATATGAGCTGAATTAAATGGGAGGATATTGGACTGATCAGATTCATATGAAGCATCGCAGGTGAATTCTATTTTGTTAGAATGAGATGTTGGTTCACCTAATATAAACTTTACTTGCTTATTTCCATCTTCATGCACCGTATTAGATACTCGACATATGTCTTTAGTATTCGCACCTAATGCGCTTTTTGCTTTAGAAAATCTAGTTATAAATTCAGCATCAATAGTAAACGTAGTTTCATATTCTGGTTCGTCTATTGAAGGTGAGGGCGCAATAACATATGGATCGGCTAATGAATATTGGAGTGAGAAATTAGAATCCTCAATTAATAATTTTACAGGTGTTTTAAACTGTTGTTCAATAGTAATTAGAATATCCATATCTAAAATACTTAACAATTTTAATAAACTACTAGTGTTAAATATACCTAAAACACCATCAGTTAATTCAATATCACATTCAACATGACCTACTAAGTCTTGATGTGGTGATACGAAATCAATGTGAAGTTTTTTATTGGATACTTTCCATTTAACACTTTCAACAATACCACCAAGGTAGTATTTTTCAATATTTTCTACTAAGTCTAATTTTTGAATCATATTGTAAATATAATAATTATTTTTTGGTTATCCAAATTTAAAAAATTTATTTATGTTATTATTGAATATAGGTTTTCCCCACTTTAAATCATCATAAATAGTTTCTAATTTATTTCGTAGAATAGAATCAAAAATTTTAGTTTTGTCTAAATACTTTTCTATAAATTCTGTAATAAATGGAGGGTCATTATATCCGTTAAACCCTATTACTTCTATTTTATATGGGTTATCTTTTAAATAAGCAATGAACATTTTATCTCCAATTTGGAATGTATTGAATTGTTTATCTAATTTTTTAAATCTAAGCAAATCATTATAATATATAGCTGATTTAGTATTGATTGGGCATTTTGTTTCAAGTTTAGAGAATATTTCACCCGATCTAGGAGAAGATGCTATATATCCACTTACATTCTTTAATCCAGTAGGTTTTAATAGTAATTTCCAATCTACTGTGTCTATACTTTCTCTAAATGCTAGGATTTGCTTATCTATATCAGGTTTAGGTTTACCAAACATAATATCTTGAAGTAACTGTTTTGCAAAGTTTCTAAAGTATGGTGGAAAATTTGATTTCATTAGGTCTAAACCTTTAATATCTAACTCCTCAACAGGAACACCTTCTTTATTTACAATAAATTGAGCGTAACGTCTTTTACCTGCAAAATAACCTCGTTCGAGTACAACCTCTTGTTTTAAATCAAAGTAATGCTCTCTATCATGAAGATTAAACAATTCAACTACTAAACCATGTAAGTTATCATTTGCAATTTGTTGTACTTCAGTAGCAATCTCTAAAACATATTTAACTGTTTCTTCTCTATTGTTTAAATCTAAATCAGGATATCTCTGTTTAAGTAAATCTTTAACTTGAATAAAAAGTGAATCGGTATCGGATGTTACAATATAATCTATACCTTCTGTATTAATCTGGGTGTTCATCCAGTTGTTTACATGTTTAATAGATTCTTGAATTAAGCGTTGTCCTGTTAAGGTAATTGCTTTAGATATAAATTTATGTCCATCCGTGTATCTCCAACCATTAATAGCATAACATCCGTAAACATCATTTAATTTAATTTTATAAGCGTGTTGTCTTCTATTGTAAAAGTCTCCTAATATTGGATCTTTTTTAACTTTAAAAGCATCTTTCATTAACGCTTTATATTCACTTCTTTTATTAAACCAATCTGTTAATATTTCACAAACTACACTTTCTTTAGTTTTACTAAATATAACACCAGGAGCAGATATAATCCAGTTTTCTTGTTCAATTAATTCAACCATTTTGCCTATTTTTACAGTAGAGCGAACTACTCCTCGATTAGCGTTAATTCTTTCAATAGTAACTTCAGTTTCTGGGTTGAGCAATTTTAATTCTTTAAGGGACCATTGGTTATCGTATTTATCTCTATTTACAATACGTCCTACTAGTGTTTCAATGCCTATGTTTAAGGAACGAATAATTGATGGATATAGTGATGTGAAATCTAAGTCAATAACCCATTCGTATAACCCCGGCGTTGGATCTTTTAAATAACCACCAGCATATTCTTCTTTAATATCTCGTAATGAAGGATTATATGTTGTAGGTTTGTTTGGTGAAACTATACCTTTACGTTTTAAATAAGTTAAAATAGCGCCTTCATTTAACATAGTTGACATATAAATTTGATTATATGGTACATGACATAAATGACATACTGTAACTGTTAAATCAATAAATTTAAGTTTCTTCTCTAATTCAATAATAATTTCAACGTCTCGAATATTATAATCTATAAACTTTTGAATATCGTCTTTAAATAATTTATCTAAAGATCCTAAATATTCAAGTTTGCCTAAGTTAACATATTTTTCACCTACATTTCCTAGAGCATAAGATGGTTCTTGAGTTGTTACATATTTTTTAAACAATAACATATAATCAAGATGGTTTAAACCTGCTATAGTAGTGGTTTTAACTCCCAAGAATTCAGTGTCATCTACTTGATTTAACGGCGATATACGCACGGCCTCTTCTTTTCCCAATACCTTGGCCATTCGATGATATAAGTACGGTATATCGAAGAATTCGCTGTTCCAACCTGATATAATGGTTGGGTCTAATTCTTCCCATTTATTAAGAAATCGTGCTAATAAGTCTTTCTCTGATGGACAAGGTATGATGCTTCTGCCTTCTGTTTCGGAGGGAGTCATAGCTTGTGCTTCATCTAGTATATAACAGAAATAAGTTGTAGAATTATTATCGTACAATGCAATAGCAGTTATTTTACCTTGAGGATTTCGAACACTGTCTTGAGTAAGTGCTCCTGCTATTTCACACTCAATATCTAAATAAACTATATTTTGATATGACGGCACATCATCCGATTCGTAGTATGTGTCTACTAGAATACGAGTAAATTTATCCACATCGCTTTCATAAGCGCTGGTGTCTTTATATGTGTATTGTTTGGTTGGAGTTACTCTATTACCTTCTAAAGTTTGGTATTCTCCTCTTTCGTTAGCAACATAACAAGTAGGACGGTATTGGAACTCAACCCATCCTTTTTTGTCATCTCTTAAATGATATTGCTTTGCGCTTCTATTGTAATAAATTGCTTGATACATAACCTTTTAAATATACGATTTTTTTCTTTAATTCTCACGTCTTTCTTCTGGTTTATAATAGACTATTCTATTATGCCATACTGGGGAGGCTAATAATACTGCTGGCTTAATATTTCCTTTAACTGTTTCTTGGAACATATAACTCATCCAAGTTTGTTCATATGGATGTTCCCATTCTACGTCTAGAAACATTTTCTTATTGCCTTCTCTACTTACAATCATAGGCCAGTTGCAATAATAAATTTCTCCCGAAATATACGATAACCCATTGTGGACTTCTACCTTATCAAATTTGGTTCTTGGAGCATACGGATCTAAACCAGAGACGGGGAGTTGATCATAATCGGGCCATAAGAAACTCCTAAATGCTTGTGGTACATTATACCAGGATACTTGAATATTATTATCCATATAGACTTCGGTAAATGATAATTTTAAGAAATCAAATTCTTCTCGAGCCATTATTTCATGAACATTTTTATATAAATTAGAAATATGATTTTTAAATCCATTTCTACAAGACCCCGTATCACTTGCTGGGTTCAAACCCATATCATCTTCAAAGAAGAAATAATAGTCACTGTCAGATTCATCAAAGTGTTTAGCGGCAAATAATCGTCCACCATTTATTCCTATGTTTCCTTCTAATGAAATATATTCAAACCCATATTGGTGAGCAACTAATTTATTATCTTCTTTTGCAGCTTCATCCGTTGAATTATCTAATAATATTTTTCTAGGTTTAGAGAGCCAATCAGATGAATTTTCTTCCCAAGTAGCTAAAGTATGTTCTATCTGTTCTGGGAAGTTAAAGGTAAGCATATAGAGGGATGTTTTAGTTTTATGTGGAGTATAAATTCCTTTAGGTAAAACATGAGCACGAGTACTATTATTTTCTAATTCTACTTGATCATCTAATAATGCTTGAGTAAATTTTATAATTAATCCATTTCCATCTAAAGCATAACGTCTATAAATGTGAGGTTCTAAATGAGACATTATACTAAAAATACTTTCTTCAGTACCCATGTATCCGGAATTTAATGTATCTTGAAGTAATGAATAATAAGTTCCATTAGCTTGAGAGAGAAAGTCTTTATGTCCTCCAAATAATCCGCCTCTACACACATATTTTACTTCTTCTCTAGCATATTTGTTTATAGCTTTAAAATCAAACCCATGAATTTCATCTTTTGCTTCATAAGGATAACTTAAAAATAAGAATGTGCTTAAATATGGAGTAATTTTGTCTAAACATTTATCTGAACTAAAGTGTTTATCATATACTGTATTGCTGATCCCAGCGTCTAGCCAGAGAAAATAATTAGTATCAAACACATTCATAACTTTAGCATCATGAAGCATAAACATTTTTGATTGTACAATTGGATTATACCATTCATTTGATGCCTGAGGGCTATTAGGTAACCATCCGTGTTCTCCTGTTTGGTTTAACCATTCAGGACTAGTTCTAATCTCTTGAGTTTTATCCCAAAATGGAGCATAGAAATTATCTTTAATGTTATTTAATTCAAATGTTCTAACATGTGTATTTTCTTTAGAACGTTTTTCCCAAACTAAGTATTCTAATTCTTGAGGAACATAAATAAACATCTTCATAGGAATATCTAAGAAGTTTTTAAAATGTTCAATGTAATGATCAAAATCTCTACCTACTCGACTTATATTCCATAAACCAGTAACTAATGTTATATCATTATTTGTTATATCTAGTTGTGGAGTAGCAGATAAGTATTCTAATAATTTGGTTTTTTCATCAGGACTTAAAGTACTTAATTGAGATTTAATGTTTTCTAAATTAAAAGCAGTATCTTCGGTTTTTATAACTATACCCATTTTTTATTTTTTAATATAAACGTTTTCTAAAACTAACCCATCCATTTGGGTTTCTTGTAATATTTTAAAAGCATCTTTTATGGTTGATAATATTGGTTTACCATCAACATTAAATGAGGTATTTAATAAAATTCCTACACCTGTTATACTTTCAAATTCAGTTAATAAATCATATAACCATTCATTTTGTTCTCTAGTTACTGTTTGAACACGAGCTGTATTGTCTACATGTGTAATAGCTGCTAATTTTTCTCTCCATTCTGATTTTACTGTAGGACAAAAGCTCATCCATCTAGATTCACCTTCCCATTCAAAATATTTAGATACATCTTCTAAACGTACAACTGGAGCAAAGGGGCGATACCATTCTCTATGTTTTACTTTAGCATTTAAAGTATCTTTCATTTCTGGCAGCGATGGGTTGCAAAGTATGCTTCTATTTCCTAATGCCCGAGCACCATGCTCGGCCTTACCTCTAGCAACTCCTATAATTTTTCCAGATGCTATATCCTGAGCTAATTGGGGAATTTTAAGCATATGAGAAGTAAATGAAATAGGAGGGTTTTGTACGTAGTGAGATAAAGAATCTATATCTAATAATTCCAATCCAGAATAAGTAATATCAACTTGATTTTGAGGTTTAATTTGATCTAACATTAACCCTAAAGCAAGACCACAATCGTTTGGAGTAGGTCCAATGAATATATCTTTTTTAAATTCTTCTTTTAATCTAGTATTAAGGATAATATTTAAACCACAACCTCCTGTTACACATATAGGCAAATCAGGGAATAAATCAAAATAAGGTTCTGCTATTTCCAAGAAACAATCTTCAAAAGCACGTTGTGAAGTAGTAGCTATATCGTATGCTAATTCTCCTTCAAATCTATTAATAGAATCAAATGTAACTCCTATTTGATCGCCTAGGATTTTTAGTTTTGGTTCATAATCCCAATATCCATTAGGACCCCAATCTCCAAAATGAGTACCATCAGGATTACTTTTATAAAATTCTATAAAATAAGGTAACCATTTTTCTTGTACTTTACCATAAGAGGCTAATCCCATTATCTTCCCAGGATATACTAAATTTCCAATATTTAAAGGTTCTTGTTTAATATCTTTTAAATAATGCCCAAATATCATATATGGAAATCCTAAATCATAATGTATGTGAGGATTATCTAAAACCGGATTTAAAATAGTTTCTAAAAGTTGAACTGAGTTTTCTCGGGTTCCCTGGTATATGTTAAATTTTCCATCATTTCCCCCCCCATCAAATGAAAATATTAAGGCTTCTTGATATGGAGATTGATAAAAGGTACCAGCTGCATGTGAATGGTGGTGTAAACCGGGTATATAATTTTTAGCTGGGATGTATTTTTCCATGTTATAGATTTGGTGATCCATTATAACATCGGAATTAGCTACATAACAATTTTCAAATTCAGTTATATTAAATTTTTTCATTATATATTGAGGAATATATTCTGCAAGGAATAATAATTCATCAATTTTAGGACACATATATTGGGCTAATCCACTATTTTTATAGTTTAAAAATCTTTCAACTTCTAATATTAATAGAATCTCTCCTTTATCTTCAACAACGTATGCTGCATTATGTGAACCGTAAAAGCTAATATTTGCCATTTATTTTAATTTATTAAAGTCTAATAATTTTTTTAATATGTTTACATGAGCACTCATAGTAGCATTTTCTTCATACCATTTTCTTCCATTTTCCGAAAGGAATTTAACTAGTTCAGGGTCTTTTTTTAGATCTTCAAAACGCTCTATATAAGCATCCCCAATATTATTCCAATTACCCAAATCATCACATTTAAGAGAAGCATAATGATAATCAGGAATTAATTCATTATGAAATTTTACATTTAACTTAGGTCTAATAAGTGCGCTTTGTAATCCCATTATATCAAATGTACGACAAGATACTTCAGCAGCCCCATTTATATCTATATTAATTGAATAAGGAGCAATTTCATCTATAAAAATTTCAGGTGATACTTTATAATCATCTATATGAATTCTTTTTTCGTTTTCTGCTAGGTATGCTCTTATTCCATATTTAGTTCCCCTAAAAGATAATCTTTCAGGAGTAATTTTAGGATTTTTAAATACTTCTTCTATTCTTGCTTCAGTTTGTCTATAAAGAGACATATATGATGTTGGAGTGTAAGGGGTAGTTATAGATGTAAAATCTATTTCATTTGCCTGTACTCCATCACTAGTAAAAATCTCTACACAATTTTCTAAATCCCAAAAAGTACCATGATTTACTTCTCTTAACTTATCCCAATATGAAACTAGAAAATATTTTTTAGTATCTGGGTTTTCAATAATAAGAAAAAAATGAGTAAATTTACAAGCAGGACAATGATATGGATTATTTCCTATCTCACCATACCAATTTAAGGGATATGTGTTAATAGCTTTAATTTCTATTTCAGGATGAGTTTCTTTACATAATTTATACAATTTAGCTGAGGTTATTAAATGTGTATAATTAGAAGTGGGAAGTAATTGTTCCCCCTCTACATCATAAAAGGGCCATTCAAAATAAAAATTTAATTTCATTTTTTATAGTTAACTTGTTCTTCAATTCGTTCTACCCATCCTTGAGATTTACTATGTGCCCAAATCACCCAACGAGTAGGAATGGTTTCGGTTAAGAAGAATTTTTCTTCATTATACCAATCACCCGGGGAGTTAAGTATTCCTTTAATTTGGTGTTCTTGATAATCTTCTCTCCATACTTCTTTTCCATTTTCATCGTCAAAAGCACAAACCCAAAAATCATAATCATCATGTTTAAATGTAGCTTTACTAAATTGGATTAAATGATAGAATGAAAACATAAATGAATTTTCCCATTCCTGGTCATCTAAATAATATGGGTTAGGAGGATAATTGTTATCTAAAGTATATTTTTGTACTGAGCGTTTTTTAAAATGGATACCAGCATATTTTTCATAGTCTTTTAAGGTTCGTTCAGTCCCTAAATCATATCCAGTTAAATCAAAACCATTCTCTTCGGTTTGAAGTAATTGTCTAATTTTAGCTCTAGCACTATCTTGTTGAGACCACCAATCTTCTCCTCGTTTACTTTGATCGTCCCATACTAATTTACCACTACGTTCTTCTCTCATAGTAGCGTGCCAAACTACTAATTTATGAGGGTGAAACATATCATAACCGTGAGTATAAGAACGTACAGTTAAATTTAATTCTTCACCACTAAAGAAAATATCAGCATCGTGTAAAACTGTTTTAGCCCAATGCCCATCAGCAAAGCAAAAATGCCCGGATAAAAATCTTGATGGAGGTGGTTCAGTCATATTTTGCCACCCATGTAATAATGAAGGACGAATGAATATAGTACCATGAGGGTAAAAACAAGCAAATGTTTGTTGCCACGGTTCCATAGTACGTTCAGCAGGATCGTTAAATGGATTATAGTAAGGTAAATAAGCGGCTAATATAGGTTTTTTATGACCTTTAGTTTTTAATTGGTCATGCATTTCAATTAATGTAACATCCCAATCTTGTGCAAATCTATGATGTGAGTCTAATTGGCAAATATATTCCTCATTAGTTAATAATGTATTAATTTGATATCGAGCATAAGGTAATCCTTTTGCTTGTTCATAAGGTATATCTATAATTTTAAAACGCTTATCATCTCTATATTCATCAATATTATCAAATCCATCTTCAGGATTAAATTGTCTACAAATACCAAATACTAAACGTTTTGGATACTTAGCATTTTCTAAAGCCGATTTAATTGTTGGAATTAATTCTGGTTCTCTATATGCTGGTAAATGGATAAATATTTTTCTACTATTTGGTTTTTTCATTAGTAAGGTATTTCGTTTTTTATAATTTCATGATTCCATTCTTTAGATGGACTGTGTGGCCATAGTAACCAGCTTTTAGGGTGTTCTAAACAGTCAAATTCTCTCCATATATTATAAAATTGACCAGTAGGATTAGATTGTTTAATTCTAGCAATTTCATCTTTATCGGCATCCATCCTAGCTATTTCAACACCGTCTTTATCTTTAAATGCTATTACCCAACAATCATAATCTTCATCAGGCACTGATGGCTTATAGAGGTCAATACAGTATTTAAAGCGGTTTACAAAATTTGATTCCCATTCTTCTTCTGTCATCTTAGGTATAGGAAGCATTTTTTGATCAGATGTGTGTTTTTGAATTCGTTTACCTTTAAAATCTACTCCAATATAACGTTCAAATTCATTTAATGTACGTTCTTTTCCTAAGTCAAGCCCGATAAAATCCATATCTTCTCTACTTTCATTATCTATTCCAAATAATGCTCTATATTTTTTAAATGAAGCTTTATCTAATGGAGAAAATTGATGATCGTCCCAATGGCGTTTTTTTCCATCTCTTGTATATTCATGCCATATAACAGGAATATGAGGATGGAATAAATCATATCCGTGAGTAAATGCTCGAGCAGATATAGATGTTTCTTCACCATGGAAGTAAAGTTCAGGATCGTGAGGTACATCATAAGTAAATTCACCTAAAGTAAATCCAAAATGTCCTGAATAAAATCTAGCTGGTATGGGTTCTTTAAGAGTTTCCCAATTTGGTACGTGACCAGGAGCAATGAATATAGGGCCTTCAGGCATATATCTATCACAATTAGTAAACCATACTTCATTATTACGTCCTTCAGGATCATTATTAGGAAAATATCCAGGTAGATAAGCGGTAAGTAATGGTTTTTTATGACCTTTCTTTTGAAGACCTTTTAACATATTAATTAGAGTCTCATCCCAATTCTTAGAGAACCGGTGATGAGAGTCTAAATGTAATGTGTATTTTTCTCCGTTATAATGTCTTTGTAATCTGTTTCTAGCCCAGCATACTCCTTTAGCGTCTTTATAATGGATATCCATTATTTTAAAACGTGGATCGTTTTTATACTCATCTAAATTATCCCACTCATCTTCTTCAGCGTGTTGCCAAGCAATACAAATACGTAGATTTTCAGGATATTTAGCATTAGCTAAACAATCTTTAATAGTAGGTAATAATTCTGGGTCTCTGTACGAAGCTATTTGTACAAATATTGTTTCATTCGAAACCTTTTGTTTTGACATAACGATTTATTTTCCGATAAATATATTACTCTTGAGTTTTTTTCTTTTTAGGGTAATACTTTCTTTTTTTCTTTGGTTTTGCTACCTCAACATTTACTATTATTGTTTCTGGTGTTACTTTTAAAGGTATTGCTGGTTTTTCTATAACCTCTGGGGTTGTTATTTCAGCAATAGTTTCTACTGTTGTTTCTTTCTTAGTAGGTTGGTCGATAGGAAATTCTGATTTCTTTTTCTTAATGGTTTTTTTAGGCGCTACTGGGCGTAGATCTTTATTATAAAGTTCTTTTGCTAAGTCCGTTAATTCTTGTACTTCTTCGTTGTTGTCAAAGTCTGTTTTAAATTCAGACATAGCTTTTGTTCCTTTTTGCATTTGATATGCAATAAATGTCGCTACTAGTACGATAGCGGCTACTAAAATAATTGATGTTAAAATTGTCATTGTTTTTGTTTTTGGTTAATAATTATTTAATTCTGTTAAACTTACTTAATTGTTCTTCTGTAAAAAATTGTGATAAATCTGGTCTAAAGTAGTTTATATTTTTCATTACTTTTCTATCTCTACTTCTATAGACGATATAATATTCTCCAACTTTTTCGTGATGACATGCTTCGCCTTGTTCGATTGATCTTTTAATGATAGTTTGTAGCGCTTCTTCTTCAGTTTTACAAGCTTTTGACATATTTGATGCCTGTACTTCTTGATATGCTGGCCATATCTTATCCTTAAGGCCATGTAACATAGCACCGTTCCCAAGGGAAACATAAGTAATATCACACAAAGCGTCCAGAATCTCAACGATGTCTCCTCTTTCGCAAGCTTCTCTATATTCTTCAAGTTCTTCAAGGATGAAATTGTATACAAATTCCCATTCTTTTCTTTCGGGGATAGTTGGTTCATAATTGTTTGGTTTGCCCATCACGGCATTAAATTCTTCTACCTCGTCTACAAAGGGGATTGATGGTTGTAATTCTTCAATTTGAGATTGAAGTTTAAGTGCTTCTAGTATAACATCATCTCCTAATTCAATTTTAGACATCATACTGAGATCTATAACTTGATTTCGAAGTAAACTAATATACTCCTGTTGTTTTTGTTCTAATTTGGTCATAACTATATTAAATTAATTTTATAATCTTGTATTGGTTGTGAATCTTTTCTTTCCCAAGGATATAAAATCCATTCATCTCCTTCATGTACGTACGCCCATAAGTTAGGTATATGACATGAAGTGTGAGGTTTATAATGCAATACGGCGGTATGACACCCTACTGTATTTTTTAATGTCTCTCCAGTATCAGCAATATCATCTATAACTAGTGTATTAGGTAACATTACATATGTCCAAGGTAAATCTAGTTTATGCGATATCATTACCGCGGGAATCAATCCACCACGTCTAATACCATAAATTGAATCAATATTAGGAAGTTCAGTAATAATTTTTTCACATAGTTTATCAACTAGTCCTTGAACATCATCCCAACTTAAATATATTTTATTATCTACTTTTAGCATATCTTAAATATTATGTCCACCATTATTAATCTTTAAGGAATCAAAGAACTCTTTACGAGCATTATTAGAATCATCTCTAAAAGCACCACTTGCTTTTGTTGTAACCATTGCAGCACCTTGGTGTTTAACACCTCTACAAGATACACAATTATGAGTCCCAACTATAGTAACAATAACACCTAAATTACCTTCTGTAATTTTATCTACAGCATTATGAATAGCTGATGTCAGTTGTTCTTGAATAGCTCCTCTGCGGCCAAATAATTCAACAATTCTATTTAATTTAGATAGACCAATTACTTGTCCATTTGCTCCAGCAATATAACCAATATGAACTACTCCTCCAATTGTTTGGTGGTGATGTGAGCACATAGAAGTTAAGGGGATATTTCTTTCGATTACAATTCCATCGTAACCGTCAGAAGGGAATGAAGTAATTTCAGACATTGCTGTGTATCTACCTTTCCATAAATCGTGAACGTAAGCTTTAGCTACACGTCGTGGAGTTTCCATTGAATTTGGATCATTTCTCCAATCACATTTTAGGGCATCTAAAAATAAACCATATGCTTGTTCAGCATCATCGATCATTTTTTCCTTTTCTTGATCAGTAAAAGGGAAACCAGGCGCAACACCGTTAGCAAATCCTACTTTAACTACTTCTAGATCAGTGTGACTCTTTCGTCGTTTGTTTTCCATAACAATAAGTTGTTTTTTTATCTGTACTTGTAAATTTATATCCGTCAAATGTAATGAATTCTATTTCAATATCCAAATCTTTTATATGGAAATTTATATCTCCAAAACTTATTTTTTTATTACACCACATCCACCATAAGGTGTTTAATATATCTATTTCTGTTAAATGTGCTTCTCTAAAATTCATTATACTTCTCTATCATCTTTAAACGCTGTCTACACCTCCCGAAGGTCTTGGAAGGCTATTATGTGAGGTCTCCAAGTTAATCTATAACCATTATCTCTAACCCAATCAAACATTTTTGGATATGATTTGAATAAAGCTTCTCTTGAATCTCCTGCTGGCATAAACCATACTTTGTCTTGTGGTATGTCTAGCATCTTAATACAACCCATAATTTCCGCTAATGCTTCTTGATCCTCTCCGTCCCATACTGGTTTTAAGTGATAATCAGAGTGGTATGAAATCATCTTAGACATTGCATCATAATTAAGTCTTAGCTTATTATGCTGCTTAATCATTTTCTCATCCGTAACTGCTCCTTGAGGAGTAAGTACTCCGACTTTAGGAACCGAGTTACTAAACTTAGGTGATATGGAAAGTAAATTAATAGGATAGTCAGTCTCCAGAAAATGACTTCCTTCAGTTTCAATAGTGATAAATATTTTTCTTTCATGTGCAAAATGTGTTAGCTCATTTACTAAAGCAGGATGCATTGTAGGTGATCCTCCTGTTAACATCATCTCTGTGATGTGAGGATTTGCGTCATACATGTTAATAATATCTTGGAAACTAATATGTCCTTTTTCAGGATGAATACTTGTATACCAAGAATCACACCATCCACCTTCACCAAAATAACATCTGTGAGTACAACCTGTTGTTCTTATTACTACGGTTGGGTAACCTGCTCTACTTCCTTCTGATTGTACTGCTGTGTAAAGCTCTACAACAGGAAGTGTTTTGTTATAATCTTCTATTCTTTTCATAAACTATTTTTTATAAAGATAATAAAAGGTTGGACGAAATCCAACCTATATTAATAAAGTTTTTTAATTTTATTTTCCTAATTTTATTTTCCAATAAATACCAGCTTGTATAGAAACATTTTTATCTGTTCCGTATCCTACTCCTAAAGAATAAACACGATCTTGTTTTGTTTTTAACAGTAATGACGGTCCTACAAAATTTACAATGTTATCTTCATCAAACCCAGCAGTACCACCAATATACACTTGTGTTTTAGGTAATTCTTTTACAATAGTGACATCATGAATTGTTTTTTGTTTTATTGAAGCACTCCATAATCTACCTATAATTTTATTTTGAGAAACTGTATCAGTTATAGCAATTGTTCCTCCATCTTCATCTAAGTTTAAAGTATCTTTATATACTATTTTAGAGTAGTATTCTTTAACTACAGCTAATGAATCTATTTGTGTTGGTGGTGTTATATAGATTGGGGGATCTTTAAAAATTGTTTTTCCTGGGCGGTATTCTATTTTGGTTTTTGTAACTGTGACAGTATCAATAGTACGTTTTAATAGTTCATATTTTTTTCCATCTATTTTAACTATTGGGTGAGAACTTTGATCTCCCCCAGAACACATTCTCATTAACAGTATTAATATAATTAACCCTATTATTAAAATTGATTTAAAGTCTAATCCTAATATAAAATTTTTAATTTTATCCATTTATTTCTCTATCTCCTTTATGTTTATCTAATCTATCTAATATTTGTGTCACTAATTCATTTTTAACTATACCTACCATAGAAGCATTTTTTAATATAGAAATTAGCTGAAATATCATAAAAGGGGCTATAATTGTTTCACTTAACCAAGAAGTCCCAGTAAATCCTTTTTCTATTGATAAGATAGCTGCTAACATTACCATCCAAAAACCAAATGTTTTTAATACTTTAATTGCTTTACAAGTTTGAAAACCTTCTCTTTTTACTCCTGCCCATACTCCAAAAAAACCATCAATAAATACAATTAAACCTACTGCTAGGAATTGATCTATATTGTCTGCTGTTAGATGCATAAAATATGTACCTATAAATGCTAATGCTGTTGTCAATGATAATGTAATTAATAGTGATGTTTTCATCTTATAGCAACTTATTTAATGTATTGGTAATATTTTTTAGTTTTTTCTTGTCGGTCTTCTAATCCATGAGTACCACCGTTAATTCTTTTTGTAAGAGCTAATATTGAAGCATCGTTAATTCCTTGATCACATATTGACCATAATTTGTTTTTATCAAAGAAGAACATTGCTGATTCAAATGAATATTCTGTAGCTACTAAATCAGGAGTAGTCATAATTTCTGGTTTTTGTAAATATTTAGCAAAGGCAGTATAATTATCTTTCCCAGTTAATTGAAGAGCACCTCTACCTCTATATTTCCACCCATCTCCTGATTTTTCATCACCATTACCCATTCTAGAGGCATAAACTCTATTAGCTATCTTTTCAGGATTACGAGCATATAAGTCACTTAGATTACCTGGAAAGTATTTTTTAAATATGTTTTGAAGTCCCTGAGTAGAGTAGTTAAGGTTTTCAGCAAATAATTTATAATCACCTGTTTCATGAGCTGTTTGAGCAAAGAAGTGTGCTGCTCTAGCCGGAGTTAATTTATAAAACTCCATTGCTTTTTTCATTGTACCAGGACCGAATACTCCATCTGCTGTTACTCCTATTTTAGCTTGTAAACTTTTTAAACTCATAGCTTATCTATATTTATTTTTTATTAGGGTCTCCATTAGTTTCTACACCTTCTTTAGTTCCAAAGTAATAAGAAAAAATCATAAGAACCAAGGTTTTAATTAAATCAAATAGTTGAGAATTTTGTTCATCACTTAATAATTTAACCTGCCAAGCAATTACTTTATCAACAATAAATAATGCAACTAATGAGGTAAATATTAATAAAATAAAACGAACTAGGATTTCCTGAGTATGTGTGGCAAACATTTTATTAATATAATAAACTGATCCACCTATTACACCTAATCCTAATAGGATTCCTGCAATCATTACTATTCCACCTTCACTAAACATCCTGCTCCTTTTGCTTATCTGTTGATGCAAATTTTTCTAATCCGGCAATACCGAATGATCCTAATGTAATATACATAAAGGCATTAAATACATATTCATTTAGTGGGAGGTGTTGACCCATGAACCCAGTTACAAGATCTACAATCATCACTATTGTCATTACTGCAAATGATATGAAGCCTACTACAGTTTTTTCATTGTAGTCGTTTGATTTTTTAAAAATGTCTTTAAATGCCATAATATATTTTATTAAATTAATGAATATATAACTTACTTGGCAAAACATATTTTTCATAGACATTATTTGTGATAAATATCAAAAGTCCCTACAATGAGGGACTTTCTTTTAATTTATCTTGAGCTTCTATGTATCTTTTCCTAATTAATGCACCTAATTCAGCATCATTAGGATTATTTAAAACTTCATCAAATGAAACATAAATAAAATCATCAAATTCATTTACAAAATCATAATCTTGCAGCCTATCCCATTCAAAAAATTCAGTCATTACTTGATCTAATTCATTATCTGTTAACTCTGGAAACTCTAAAAATTCGTCCATATTTTAATAATTTTAATTAATATAGCCCCTCTTGCGAGGGGCATATTTGGATTGATTAATTCGCAGATACTGCGCTGTTTTTCGCACGTCTTCGAGCGAGAGTGTACATAGCATCAGCTAATGAATCATTTACTTTTCTTTCACCTTTTTTTACATAATTGATGAAACGAGTTGTGAAACCTGTAGTTTCTGCTAAACGATTTGTGTCGTCTTTACGCTCGCGAGCATTGTAAAATGCTAGCTTTGCCGTGCGATTTAGTTTGGTTTTTGCCATAACGATTAATTTAGAGTTAAAAAATTAGTGGAGGTGGGGAGATTCGAACTCCCGTCCAGACTGCGTTAGTCAATACAATTTATACAGCTTATTTGATACGGTTTTAAAGTTGGAGTATCATTCAACTGGGGCCAACTGTTAAGTTAGCGAAACCACCACTCTATTTAATCTAATAGAGAAATCTTGGGTAATTTAGGCTGCTGCCAATACTTCGTTTCTCAATAAAGAGAATACTGTGTTCATGTTAGCTTTGATTTGTGCGTTGTCTCCTTGAGATACTACACCGTTTGTGTTTTTGCCATTTAATTAAATTCACCTTAGTTTACAGTTATCTCTCTGGCTGATTGTATTAATTAGTTGTAATCTGTCAAAACCAGGCACCCCCGTTTTGTAATAAATAATAATTTATTTTGGAATCGGTGAGGGATTCGAACCCTCATCCAGACTTATCGTCCATGTTAACCCTAGCAGGAACTTTCCCGTTGACACTAACCGATTCTTTTATAAAACATTCCAACCACATTGGGAGAGCCGCAGTTCCCACGTTGTTTAAAGACTTTCTTGGCGGACCTATCTACTGGGGTGTGTTTTATGTTAAGACCGCCAACCAGCTTTGATACTTACCTACGCACAGTGAGGTATCTGGTCTTCATCGTTCGCATTGCCTAATCATTGAGCGCTATTTCATTTCGGCTGCCGTGCGTGTCACTATTGACGGTCTTTGGTTTTATTAGAAACTTACTGCGTGAATTTCTCTAATTATAGTTGTATCTGGATCAAAGTCTTTATCTAATTGTTTAGAAGCTGCTAATACAATTGAACTTCCGTTTTTAACTTCTACCCAAAATTCTTTTACAAATTTAGAAGATTTTACTTCATTTTTGTCATTTCTTTCTACTGTGAATACAGCTACTTTTACTTGCTTGCTCATGTTATTTGAATTTGTTATTGCTGTTGATAATGAATAGTTTGATGAACTATCGTAGATGCTTACTCCTGGTGATGAGAATACCCCTGTCCCACCATTTATTGTTCCTGAGTATCCTAATGTTGTTGTTCCTGTTGTTGCTAATAAACTGTTTACTGTTTCGTTCATAATTTTATGAGTTATGATTATCTAATACTTTTGTTACTTCTGTTACTACATGTTCCCATGTTACTGGTCCTGTTTCGTCTGCATAAGGAGCTGGGTCAGGTCTTCCTAATTTAATAAATGCTTCTACTCTTTCAACTGATGAAGCTGATTTATAATCTGAATACCATGAAAATGCATTGGTTTCTGGTCTGCTGTAAATTTTGATTGGTTTATAAGATGTATTAGTTCTTTTGTAAACTTCACCAAAATCTAATCCTAACTCTTTACATAATACTTCTCCGTCTTGTAAGATAGTAAATTTATCTCCTTCTAAATAAGGTGTAAAATATCCTACTCTTTCTGCTTCCCAATTTCCAATTCTAAAGGCTGCATCATCTGCATCTCTAAATTCTTGTCTACAATCAGGATAAATTGCATGATCACCTGCGTGAATACCCATTGCAATGTCACAATTTTCTCCTGTACGATTTGCAACTGATAAAGCTACTGCTTGAGTAATAGAAGCAAATATTTTGTTTCTGTTAGGAACAACTGTTGCTTTCATATTATCTTCTGCATAGTGACCTTCAGGTACTTCTTCACCTCCTGTTACTAAAGCTGAATCTAATAGATCAACTAATCCGTCTAGTTTAATTTGACGGTACTTAATAGGTGTTGACCACTTATCAGATCTTTTAGCATACTCTACTCTGATATAATCTACCAATGATTGAGCTCTCTCTAGCTCTACTCTGTGTTTTTGACCATAGTCAAATGAAATAGCAGTGACAGTGTCATACTCTTTTAGACATCTAAGTAATAGTGTGCTTGAGTCCATTCCTCCACTTAAGGATACTACAACATGCTTTTTAGACATAATTTAATTATTTTGATTTGTGCCAGGTATTTCAAACGTATAGGCAAACGTTATTATTTTTTCTCTCCGTCGTATACTTTATTTCCAAAATATTCATCTAGAAATTCTCTACGATATAACATTACCTTTCCAGTATATTTAGGGTTAGAAACATTTTGAGTTCTAATAGTTTCGCGTAATTTATTTGCCGTATCATATACTTCTTTTCCAGTTTCAGTACCAGCGGCATAACCTAAATACTCATAAAGAGACATCATGTAAGGTTTTAATTCTTTTTCCATAACTTTAATTTTAATTTTGATTTAATATACGTAAAATATCCAACTCCCCCAACTATAAATGGAGAACAATTTAAAAGACTAATATGACCTTCACCACATAATCCTAAACTATGTTTTATAATATCAATCATGATTACCTTACTCCTTGTTGTTTGTAATTATCTCCTTTAGAAAATTTAGTAGTTGATTTTTCTACTACGGACTTTTTAGATTGTCCTAAAGTCGGTAACCAAGCCATTAGTTGCTCGTACTTGTTTTTTGATGAAGTTTTGCTCATAACTGTTTACATTTGTTTTACTTTATAAATATACGAATTTTATTTTACAAATCCAACTATTTATTACATAAATTTCTAAAACGTTGAACATTATATTTAATATCTTCTAATTTATCTTCTAAATCAGATTCCATAAATTCTTCAATTTTATTTGTTGGTTTTTCTAATAAACCAATTTCGTTATACCTAATACCTAAAGCACCACATATAATAGGATTTGAAGTATCTACTGAATTGATTATACCAGGTGTCCAATTGTCTCTATAGTGAGTAAATTCTTGAGGTACTGAGCATCCTAATAAATGGATATAGTGATGTGGTTTAATTAAATTTTCATGCTTCATATTCTCTAGAAGTAATACTCTACCAACAGCTTGATTAGCTATTAAATTTTCGGTAGGGCACAATTCATGATATACAACTGAGGAATGATTAAATGCAAAGTGAGTATAACCCAGATCAACACAGTGATGATATAGTTGATGAATTTCACTTATTGTAGTACCTTGCATTACTACCATTAAATTGGTGCGTTCAGGTAGCTCGTATTGCATCCAATGTTTAGCATTTTTAGCTGTTATTGTTTTATTATTCCACTCATCAGGAACAATAAAGATATCAGGTTCAATTAACTTGATTTTTTCTCTTAAATCTTCAATGGTGTGTGTTACACCCTCAAACAAACCGTTATCCATTATAATGAAACGGTCTCTTTCTCTAGAATCTAAGAAAAATTGTCTATAATCGGCATGTTTATCTAATAAATGAGGTAAACAATACTCATAATCATTCCATCCAAAACTATAAGGGAATAACGATAACGGTAGTTCATGTGATATTTTCATTATCCAATAAATGTTTTTAAGGCTTCCACACTCATATTTCCACTTTGTTTTCTAATAGTTCCGTTTAGCTCAATTACTACAGTAGTAGGAACATTTCTAATCCCATTTTCCATAATAGATTGATGTCCTGAATCCACATCGACTGTTTCAAATTGTACTCCTGGGGTTTCTGCTGCTACTTGGTTAAATATAGGAGCGAATACTTTACATGGTCCACACCATGCTGCTGTGTATCTAATTACTTTTTTCATTTGATTGTTTTAAATATTCAATTAAATCTTCTAATCGTTTAAATTCTTCTTCCGAATATGGTGAATTTAATGTTTTAAATTCTATTCCTTTTACATCTCCAAAAGCAACAAAGGCATGATAATCTTTCATTAATGCTTCATCTTTTCTAATATTAAGATTAGATTGATACATTACTTCTTGAGGTGTATCCATAGGAAACTGAATTACTAGTATTGGTTTACTCTCCATAAATTGCTGAGTTTTTGTTATGTTCTTTAAATTCTACGCTTACTACTCGTACTCTGTTATTTGTTTCAATTGTAATAAACTTAGATACTTTATCGTAAATAAATTTAGCAAATTGTTCTGCTCCTGTAGCTGGTAGTATTCTTACTTGGGCTATTCCATCATCATACATTTGAAGTGCTGTAGGTAGGAATGGGTCATCAGACGCAATTAGATATGTGTGATCGAACATAAAGTCCATCCATACTTTAGGAGACATACCATCAATGGTATTTTTAGCTCGTTTCATTCCCCCAAAATCCCATACCCAGTTTCTTTCATCAAGTTCTCCTTCAAATACTATTTTAAAAGATATACCGTAACCGTGAAGAAAACTACAGTGAGTACCTTCTGCTCTCCATTGACGAAATACTGTAGAGTATCCGTCGAAGACTTTTGTTGATTGAAATTTCATAACTTTATTCTATTTTTGTTAATTGAGATACTAATTCTTCAAATAATTCAATTAAGCGAGATTCATATTGAGAAGCTACTTCAGGGTTCGCTTCTACTTTAGCTTGAATTTCATTTAATTCGTTTTCAACCGTTTTAAGGTATTCATCTATTTCTTCCATAATAACTTATTTTTATCCGTCGCAAGATACACAATCTGCTTGGCGTGATCCTAAATCACCTTTAATTACTGAATCTGTTCTTAAATAATATAATGTTTTTATTCCCAATTTCCAAGCTTCTATGTGAACTTGATTAATCCATTTAGGAGAATCTTGGGGATCAAATGATAAATTTAAAGATTGTGTTTGATCTATATATCTTTGTCTAATTGCTGCTTGTCTAACTAATTCTAGCTGATTAATCTCGGGGAATGTTAAAAATAATTCTTTTTCATCCGGAGTTAACACAGTATCTGGTAGATTTAATACAGAACCGTTATCTCTTAGCATTTGATCCCACCATTTATCTTTGTTTTCGCCTTTAGTATCTAGCATAGCTTCTAATACTTTATTTTTACGAATAAATGTACCTTTAGCGCCGTTAAATGTGTAAATATTTGCGGGTAACGGCTCAATTCCTGCAGAGATGCCGCCTGTTATGACACTATTAGAGACTGTCGGAGCTATCGCAAGTAAATGCGTATTACGCATACCAGTTCCACGACACCATACTGGCTCTCCATATTCTACTGCTAATTGTCTTGATGCAGCTTCCGCTTCAACTTTAATTTTACTAAATACGTTATGAGTATATGCTGTAGAGGCTATTGAGTTGAAAGGTACTTGTTTTTGTTGTAAAAATGTATGCCATCCCATTACTCCTAAACCTAATGCTCTACCTTTTTTAGCGTGATTATATGTTCTAATCATACTTTCTTTACCGCTAGTTTTATCAATAAATTCTTGCATTACACCATCTAAAAAGTAAATAGACATTTGAACAGTATCTGTATCTTTCCACTCATCATATTTTGCTAGATTTAGTGAAGATAAACAACAAATAAATGAATGTTCTTCATCAGTATGTAAAGTAATCTCAGTGCATATATTTGTCATAGATACATCAAGATTATTCATTAAATATGAAATTGGGTTTTGTTTGTTTACGTTGTCTTTAAACATGATGTAAGGTTCACCAGTTTCCATTCTTGCTTTTAGAATTTTAGTCCAACGCTCCATAGCGACTTGATCTCTTGCTTCTAATTTTCTCATAAAGATGTCATCTATAACAACGCACTGATGTAGGTTTAAACACTGTCTGTTAGGATCACCTTTAGCACGACGAATTTCTAAAAATTCATCAATATCAAAATGGTTAATATCTAAATTAACAGAAGCAGCACCTCTACGTACAGATCCTTGATTTGTAGCAATAATAGTTGAATCATAAATTTTAGCCCAAGGCACTACACCCTCAGATTTACCATTTCCTTTAATTTCTGTACCCCTACCTCTAATTCTAGATAAACTAATACCAACTCCACCTCCTACTGAGGTTAGTTTCATTAATTCGGCATTAGTTAAACCAATACCTCTAATTGAGTCTGGGGTGTCAATTCCAAAGCATGAGATTGGTAATCCTCTACTAGTACCCATATTTGATAATACAGGAGAAGCAAGTCCTAACCATCCATTCCAAAGGATTTTAAAGAATTTATTTTCTAAATCAGGTCTATTTAATCTAGTAGAAGCTGCTACAGCTACTCTTCGATAAGCTTTTTTAGGTGTTTCTCCAGGTAGCAAGTAACCCTTGCTAATTGTTGCTAATGAGATCTCATCGAAATACTCAGGGTAGTCTTTACCCCTCTCCCACTGTGTGTAGTCGATAGTTAAATTGTTGTCCATATAAAATTAAAATAAATCGTTTGCGTCCCAGTTTTGAACTCCTTTTGAATAATTAGTTACTCGGTTAGCGAAGAAATCTGTATGTTGTTTTCCTGCTGATAGGCTGTCAAACCATTTCATTCTCTTAATTGAAGCATCATCAATTCCATTGACAACGGGTTCATAACCTAAATCTTGCATTTTTGTATTAACTCTATATTTAATAAAGCTAACTAAATCGTATTTTGAGCAACCATCTAAATCACCCATTTCATAAACTTTATCAATAAAGTCTAATTCAAGTTTTAATGATAATAAAGCAGCTTGTTTAATAGCTTCTTTTAATTCGGGAGTATTTAATTCAGGTTTTTCAATTAATAATTGTCTAAATAACCAACATCCTGCTTCCGAATGCAAAGATTCGTCTCGAATTGACCATTCAACAATTTGTCCTACACCTTTTAATAAATTTCTTAGCTTAAATGAAAGAAGAATAGCAAATGATGAAAATAAATTGACACCTTCAGTAAATGCTGAAAATATGGCTAGCGATTTGGCTCGTTCGCTCCAATCTGGTTCACCTTCGATTTTATCTCTTACATTCATTAATGCTTGAATTTTAGCCATTGTTGATTCGTCTTCTAAAAATTCAGAAAAATTATCTAATCCTAATTCTTCATTCAATAATGAATAAGCTTCGGCGTGAACCGTTTCCATGTTTGCAAAACACACGGCCATTGCTATAACTTCAGGTTTTCTAAACCATTTAGTAACTAATGTAGACCAATAATCGTTTACTACTGTTTCTGTTTGGGCAAATCCTTTTAGTATAGAACCTATAACATTTTTTTCGGATTCACTTAAATTTTGTTTCCAATCATTTACATCAGACATCATAGGGACTTCCGTATGTAACCAATGAGCTTGTTGTTGTTTCATCCAAAAATCAAATGCTTCTGGGTATTCAAAGGGCTTATAAACTACTCGCTCTTGGGTAATATTTCTCATATTGTTATTTTAAATTTTAAATCGGGATTATAAATACATTAAAAGGGGGCTTGATCTGTATTAAGAATGAAGTTTCTTAAAAAATCTTTTTCATCTTTATCTACTGCGTTGTAATCGCCGACTTTACTATTAAAAGCAGGGGTTTCTATTTCAAGAAAATCTTCAAATATTTCAATTTTACCCATTGATGTATCTATAGTTGACGCAAATGTCATACCATCTCCACCTAATCTATTTTTCATAACATGCCAACGTCCAATACCTTCTAATTTATCTTTTCTATTTCTAGCTAAAGATAATACAATATCACCAATCATTAATTTAGAATATGACCCTGCTATATTATCTCCTTCAATAATATCACTTTTAGCACCTGTTCTATTTGCTTGTGATGGTGTTACAATAGGTAAACCTAATTCAGTAGCTAATCCTCGAATACTGGTGTATATGTCTTCGGTGCCTTCTAATCTATCTCGTGATGAATTTTTAAGTAAGTCAATATAATCAATGTAAATTACATCAGGAACAAATTCATATTGAGTTCTAAGTTGTTCAATGTGTTGTTCAATGTTATCTAATGTAGTTTTACCTGCCGGAAATTCTTTAATTTTAATTTTACCAGGTATTTCATTAGCCATTTTCTCTACTTCTTCACGATGCATTGTAATTTGATCTACAGGAATACCTAATAAATTAGCATCCATACGTCTTGCTACATAAGTTTCACTTAATTCTAAAGTATAATACAATACATTAAATCCTAATTTAGCAGCATGTGTAGCCATATCAATAATAGCCCATGATTTTCCACCACCAGGATTACCAAATATAATAACTAATTCACCTTTACCATAACCACCTTGTGTAATATTGTTCATAACAGCCCAAGGAAATGGAATTGGTGATCTATTATCATCACGATATCTAGTTTCAATATCTTTTTCATATTCGTGGCCAATAGATCTTATTTCACCTACTTTAAGTGCATTAAGAATTAATTGTCTAATAGAATCAAAGTCATTGATGCTCAACAAATCAGTAGAAGCAATAATAGCTTTTTTCATTTGTTGATTTCGACAGAAACCTAAAAATTCGTCTTTAACATATTGGACATCTGTTTGTTCTGATTCTCTGTAAGCTTGAACTAGTTGTTCTTTAATAGCGATTTTTAGTACATCGTTTTCTATTTTTTGAACTTCAACCTTAAGAGCTTCCATTGAGGGAACAGTGTGATACTTACTAAAGTATTTTAAGATTTCTTTTATAACCCATTGATGAGATGTGTTTTCAAAATAATCATCACTTAATGATTCTGAAATTGTAATAAGAAAATCTCGATCTGTCAATAAAGCACCAATTACTTTTGTTTGGAAAGTAGGTCCGTACTGAGATAATTTACTCAATGTTGTCATAACTTTTATTTATTTTATTTTGTTAAATATACTATCTTAGGATGAGGGATCCAAAGGTTTCGGCAAGCCAAGTATGCGTATTTCCAATAGAATTTCGCAAACCATCTGCTTCATAAAGCATTACAAATCCTCCAACGTTTAATGGAGTAATTTCTTCATTTAATGAATTAATTATATCTTCTTTACTTTCATCTGATATATTAGGGGTACGAATATTCATTAATTGGTAGTTGATACTCAACTGTTGTTTAGATTCTAATACAGCTCCATGCATATTTTTAGCTCCTTGATTATCTTCACTTATCTTATAGATATCGTTTAAATCTAATTCGCTTTCTCCAGATAAATCAAACATTTTAAGGATTTTTTTAGGTCCTAATCCTCGTATTCCTGGTAAATTATCTGAATTATCACCTAATAATGCTTTATATAATAGAAAATTATTTGGGTGTATATTAAATTCGGTTAAGACATCATCAACTTTGTATGTTTTGCGTTTAGTTGGCGAATATACATGCACTTTTTCACTAATTAATTGATAAAAATCTTGATCGGCCGACATAATAGTGACTTCATTACATGTCTCATCATTTTCATAATGTTTTGCTATGAGTCCAATACTATCATCTGCTTCAATTTTATCAATCGATATTAAACTAACAGGAAGTTGTTTTAAATAATGAATTAAACGGGACATTTGCCCAGCCATTGCATCACTTTCATCTTCTTTATCATCAAATACATCCCAATTCATAATGCGTGAAATATTTCTATTTCCTTTGTAATCAGGGTATAAATTCTTTTTATTTTGCGTACTACCAGTACCATCAAACACAAGTATTACACGAGTAGGGCGGAATGTTTTAATAGCATAACCAACACTTCGTAGATAACCAACCAGACCACCTATATGGTGGCCTGCTGGGTTAATTGCATTTATTGTTGAGAAGTTTCTCATGAATGTATTCATGGAATCTACAACAAGTATTCTGCTGTTTCTAGTTGGTTTGTCGTCTCCTAATGTACTTATGAGTTGACTTAGAAATTTTTTATCAAACATTAGTTATCATCTATTTCAATCATAGGAGATATACTTCTACTTTCATCCCATTCACTAGTGTCTTCAACAATTTGTAGTTCTTCTACATTTGTTCCTTCTGTAAACCACTCGTAAGCATATGTTTTTTTATAATCCTTTACAGCATCATTATCATCTGGTATAAATCCATGAGGTGTTACAATTATAGTTGAAGATGTTGCTATACCACAATCAGCATGAATTTTATCAATTGCTATTTTAGTACGTTTAGCAAATTCAACTTTTTTACCTTTATGCTGTACATTAATTTTAGAAGTACCACTATTAGTTACGTTTCCAAATGTAATTACAATTGAAGCATCCCAATACATTGCGTTTCCACCTTTATTTGTCATTCTAGGTTGTGACATTGGTGTTAAAGCCGGTTGTACTCCTGTTTTATTGATTACAAATAATGTATTTGTGTAAGGATATTTCTCTTTACGCGATAATGGAAATTGTTGATTGATAAAATTACCAAATTGAGTAGCCATAGCACCAGCATTCCACATAGGATTATTATTTCCTTGTTTAACACTCATATCACATGGAATAGATCCAACTGAATCCCATAAGAATAATAGATCGTAAGGTAATTTACCTTTCTTTTGCTCATCTAATATATCAGCAATAAATGCAGATACATCTTCAATAGTATTTAACGATGATCTATCAACATATAGGAAAAATCCTTTATAATCCATAGTATCACCTGTAACGCTATCAGGAATAGCTTCTACTTCTAGTCCCATTTTCTTAGCGTGAGCAAAATCCCATTTCATCTCAGTAATAATAAATACAGGTAATACCTCCATTTGTTGAGCGGACACTGCTGCCTCAATCAATAATGTAGTTTTCCCTGTATCGGAACCCCCACGAGCAATTGTTACATGGCCCATGGGTATTCCTGGAATAGAGAGTGCATCTTGTACAGCTGGGGAGAATGGGATCCATCGTTGTTTTTTAAACTTAGATGACTCCGATAGGAATTTTGATTTTTTAAAACTATCTAAATCAAATGGCTTACCAGGAGACGATTTTATAGCAGCGGATGCCATATCGTTTAAGGTTTTTCTAGCCATAATTAAAATAAGTCGTTAAATTTATCTGCTTTTGGTTGTTTTGTGCTTAAAGTGTAATTAGGTGCTGGTGTTTCTGCTTTAGTATCCCAAGGCATATCATTGAGTCCTTCTTCTTCATCTTTAGCAACAATAGGTTCATCAGTATCATCTTCTTCAGGATTAGCCCATTTTTGGAAGATTTCATTTAAGCTTTCATAGGTATGTTTCCTATTAATTGCAAAGATATCTGGTTGTTCATCTAAATACAGTTGTAATGCTTCAGCATCATCTGTAATAGGTGTGGTTTTTACTCTTGGTGTAAGAAGACATTTAACTACTTTACGACCTGCTACAACATCATCAACACCTTCTACAATAAAATCACGTCCATCTTGAATGTCTGTAAAATCACCATAATCTTCGTTCATTGCGATATTCATTAATTGAGTGTAAATTTCTTTACCAAATTCCCATAAACGAACTCCTGATGCTTCTTCGCCACGAACAATAACAGGTGCAAATACTCTCATTTTAGGAGTAATCTTTTTAGCCATTTGCCAATGATCCGGATTGTCAGATTTACGAAGTTTTTGCGCTGCTTCTAAGATTGGGTCAGCTTCACCCCAATTTGTTAAGGCCAAAATAGGTCCTTTAGTGTAACCATAGTGAAAATAAACTTCACGGAATGGTGTTGACTTGTTAAATTTTGACGGAATAATACGAACTTGGTGTTTTCCCACTTTCGGTTTCCAAAAAATTTTGGAATAGTCAATTTTGTCTTTGGTTTGCCCTTTGCTTTGGAAAGAGTCCAATTTTGATTTGATTAAAGATAAATCCATAACATTTTTTAATTTTAATAATTATAAGTAAGATAAATGTACGAAAGGAAAATTAGGAAGCCAAATTAGACTTCAACAATAGTGTGGATTTTTGTATGTACTTTTCTTAAACCGCCTTCTTGAGTAAGTA